CACGCCGCGCATCAACGCGCGCTTCGGCGTGTTGGGCCTCTGCGGGACCCCGGGCTCGGTGCTCGACTCCCTGTTTTACGAGATCACGCGCATGGGCTCGGATCTCTCGATCCCCTACGGCGAAGACAACGCGCTCGACGCCTTCGTCTGGTCGATGCACCGCTGGAGCCTGGAGATGAACACCTCCAAGGTGCCAGGCACGACCCGCTCGATGTGGGATCTGGCGCTGCAGGAGAAGAAGGATCGCGGCTGGACTGACCAGAACGCGACGTGGATGCGCGAGTACCTGGGTCTCTGGGCCGCGGATCTCACCGACTTCTGCTATCGCTTCCGGCCGTACACCGACGACGGCGCCGAATTCAACATCTGGACCCCCAAGGCGCCCACCAGCGAGAACCCGTTCGGTTTGCCGCTGGTCGCCAAGCTCGAAACGGGCGACGCGCGCATCAAGTGGAAGTTTGCGATCGGTCTCGACCTCGGTTCTGTCGATCCTTGCGCGCTCGAGATTTTCGCATTCGCTGACGAGACGCGTCGCATCTACCAGGTGCACGAATGGTACCGCCAGACGCTTGACGTCGACGTCATGGCCTACGAGCTGCAGAAGGCCATCGGGCTGATCCAGCGCTACACCGACTATCCCATCGCGATCGTCGGCGATACGGCCCATATGGGCACCACGATCCTGGAGCAGATCCGCACCAAGACGGGCCATCGCGTCGAGCCCGCGAAAAAGGCCGACAAGCTCGGCTTCGTCGCGCTCACGAACGATGACCTGGTGGACGGCCGGCTCAAGATTCTCAAGGACTCGGTCCTCGCGAAGCAGATGGCGAGCCTGCAGTGGGACGAGTCAGGCAAGCGCGAGATCAAGACGCAGCGCAACGACGCTTGCGACGCCTCGATTTACGCGCGCGGCGCCATCACCAGGTACATCAGCCACGTCGAGCCCGTCGCCGACCCTGTGAGGTCCGCTGAGCAAGACCTCCTGGAGGGGATCCTTGGCAAACGACATGGGAATCTTCGGGAGCCAGCAGCAGCGCCCGTCTTTGTACCCGGCAATCCCTACACCCCCGACTAAGAGGCACGAGTTGGACGAGAAGCTGTCGATTCTGCTGAAGCACCTTCCGGCGCTTCGAGCGGAGGGTGTCTCTTGCCTCAAGATCGACGGCATCGAGCTGCTCCTGCGCCCGGTCATGCCCTCGGAGATGGCCTCAGAGCCGCCTTCTGTGGGCCGTGACCCTGTGACTCTGGGCCTGCCCCCAGGCACCAAGCTACCCACGCTGAGGGAGCGCCGTGGAACTTAAGCCGCGCTGGTGGAAGGCCAAGCGAGAGGACGTCGCGGGCGCAATCTCCGAGGAGATCGCGGCTACCGAGTCGACCCAGCTCGACCTCTACGAGAATTACTATTACCTCGCGTGGCTGTACGACCCGTACGACTACGTGAGCCGCAGCTTTTTCCCCTACGAGCTGCAGGCCCAGGTTACCGAGAACGTCTGTTGCTCCAACGTCGACACGGTGACCTCGATTGCGGCGCGCCAGACCATTCGCCCCGTCTTCCTCACCGATGAGGGCAACTGGAAGGTGAAGCGGACGGCTGCAGACCTGGCGCGCTACGCCGAGGGCATCGCGAAGCTGATCCGCCTCGATGAATGCAAGCCGCGCATGTTCAAGGACGCGGCGATCTTCGGGACCGCGGTGCGCATGTTCGAAATGGACGCCGAGGGCGAGATCACGCACGAGCGCTTTCTGCCCATCGAGGTGCGCGTCAACGAGGAGGAGTGCCTCACCCAGGCACCCCGCCAGCTACACCTGCTCAAGTTCCGCGAGCGCGAGACGCTGATGGCCAAGTTCCCCGACATGGCCAAGAAGATCGAGGAGACGCCCAAGGACGCGACGGGCACCTTCTTCGGCCTGAGCGGGCTCAACACCACCGAGCAGATCATGGTGCGCTGGAGCTTCCGGCTGCCCATGGGGCGCAAGGGCAAGGCCGGCTACGTGCCTGGGCGCAAGGTGATCTCGACGCGCGAGCTGGTGCTCCTCGATGAGGAATACGACTACGACAAGTTCCCCATCGCCGTGATGCGCTGGAACGAGCGCTCGACAGGCTGGGCGGGCGCGGGGCTGGTTGAGCAGCTGCAGTGCATTCAGCGCACGATCAACAAGATGCACCAGGCCCACGATCAGCAGATCGACCTGTATGCGTCGCCCATCACCTTCGTCAATGTGAACGACATCGGTGCGGCCGAGAAGATGCGCACCTCGGGCGCTGGTCGCTTCGTGCCCATCATCGGCGACGAGCCCAAGACGCTCATTCCGCCCGTGATTGCGCCTGAGTCCGAGCGGCGCCTGGAGCGCCTCAGCGAGCTTTCTCGGACCAACTCGGGCATCAGTGACATGCACGCGCATGGGACCATGCCGGCGCGCCTGGAGACGGGCGCCGCAGTGCGTGAGTCCAACGACGTCGCCTCGGAGCGCTTCGCGATCCCGGAAAAGGCGCTGGAGCGCTGCTATCTCGATTGCATCGAGGTGGTGCTGATGCTGTGCAAGTGCAACGCCGAGAAGAAGTTGAAGACGCCGGATATCGGCTACAGCTTCATGACGATCAAGAAGCGGATCAAGTGGAGCGACGTCGACCTTCGAGACGTCACCTACCAGCTCCAGGCCGCACCGCAGCTCTCGCGCACGCTGGCCGGCCGCATGGATACGATCGCGGCCTGGCAGAATAGCGGGCTCATTACGCCCGAGCAGGCGCGTCACCTGATCCACCACCCGGATCTCGACGACGCCATGAACCAGATCGACTCCTACTTGGAGTATCTGGACCGCGTTACCGAGCTGCTCCTGGACGGCGACTACGTGCCGCCCGATCCGCGCGGCGACCTGGCCACCCTCGGCCTGAGCACGATGATTGGGCGCTACTTCCAGGCCATGAACGACGGCGCTTCCGAGGAAGGGCTGGAATGCCTGCGCACGCACCTGGACCAGATGGCCTTCCTCATCGCGAAGGCAACGCCCCCAGCGCCTCCGCCAGGGCCTCCGATGATGGGGCCGCCCCCGCAGGGCGCCCTACCTCCTCCAGGCCAGCCAATGGCCGCTTAGCGAGAAAGGAGGCGAGCCATGGCGAAGAAGAAGACCAAGAAGGGTAAGGGCTACGGCGGCTGCTAGCTCTCTCGATGCACTCCCTATAAGCAAAAACCAGGAATACACCAATGGCTGAAGAGAAGCTGGTAGCCGACGAGGCTACCAAGGCTGAGGCCGAGTACCGTCGCCAGCTCGCCGAGCATATGAAGGGCGACATCGAGAAGCTCGGAATCTCGACCGAAGAGAAGAAGCCCGAAGAGCCGCCCAAGGAAGAGGGCGACGAGGCCAAGGACGAGCCCGAGGATACCGACTCCGAGGAGGAGAAGGAGCCCGAGGGTGACGAAGAGGCCGAGGGCGAAGGCGACGAGGAAAAGGGCAAGTACTCGAAGGCCTTCCGCAAGCTGCAGAAGCAGGAGGCCGAGCTGCAGTCGTTCAAGAGCCAGGTGCTGGCTCAAGAGCGCGACCTCAAGCAGCGCGAGCAGAAGATCCAGGCGACTCAGACTGAGTTGACGACCTGGATCAAGCAGCTGCAGGTCGACCCGTTCGGCACGCTGCTCAAGGCTGGCCTGATCAATGAGGACGACGCGGAATATGCGTCGAAGCAGCTCTACTACCACAGTAAGACGGCTGCCTCAGACCCCAAGAATAAGCTCGAAGCAGAGCGCCTGCGCCGTGAGCGCGAGCTGCTGCTAGAGCAGCGACAGACCCGCGCCCAGCTGGAACGAATGGAGCGCGAGCGCCAGGCCGAGAAGGCCGAGGCGCAGCAGAAGCAAGAGACCGACGCCTACGTCGCTAAGATCGAGTCGACCGTAAGCGCTTACAAGGCCAAAACCCCGCTACTGGCACAGGCACTGGAAAAGAACCCGACGCGTACGCGCCAGGAGCTTTTCAAGATCGCCCATGACCTGAGTGCCGCGAAGGGCGAATTCGCGGATCCAGGGCTCGTGGTCCTCGCGTGGACGAAGCAGCGCAAGCAGCTGCTCGCCGACCACGGGATCAAGGAGCCAGTGGCTAGCAGTGAAAAAGTCCAATCCAAGAGTGCCGCCGAGAAGAAAGGCCCCACGAATGGCAAGAGCAACGGCAGTACCGCTCAGAAGCCGACCGACGACGCCGACGCAGCAGACGCAGCCTACAGGAAGAAGCTGGCCGCCATGCTGAAGGGCGAGGAAGTCGACGACTGAGCCCTAAGAGGGCCTCATGTCCGCAACCAGTAGCAGCACTGCAGACTTCGTCTATAAGGCGAAGTACGGCGGGCTCGTCCACGAGGAAGAGCGCCGCCACCCGACCCTGGCCGGCACCAAGAAGATTGGTGGCATCGGTCTGACTAACCCGTACGTGGTTGCCTATGGCGACGGCCAGGGCGCCGCCGCAGGCACCAACTTCACTACGGCACAGACCAACGTGTCGCCCGTGAAGGGCGTGCAGTTCTCCATGGTGCCGAAGGTCCGGTACCGCATCGCTCAGGTGGATGGCGTTTCCAGCGTCCTCTCCATGGGCGATCCCAATGCCTTCGAGTCGCTCATCGTCGCCGAAATGCGCGGCAACGCGAATGGCATGATGAACGACCTCGGCTTCGACCTCTTCCGTGATGGCACTGGCCAGCGCGGAGTGCGCGCGTCGCTGTCGTCCAACACTGTCACGCTCACGATCAAGACCGACTCGCGCAACTTCTTCGTCGGCATGACCGTGAAGGCGGGCACCAGCACCACCTCGCTGCGTGCGGGCTCGACGACCGTCACGGGCGTCGACTACGACGCCGGTACGGTGACCCTGGCCTCGGCCGCGGCCATCACCGGCTTCGTCGACAATGACCTGCTCTTCCGCGAGGGCGAGACGGGAAACATCCTGATGGAGGGCTTCAGCTCCATCATCCCGCTCACTGCCCCCGTCCTGGGCTCGGACTCGTTCCGTGGCAAGGACCGTGGTCAGCAGGCGACCCTCCTGGCCGGTTGCCGCCTGGCGGCCGACGGCTCTACCCCTGAGGAGCTGGCGCTGCGCATCGCGGCGGCCATCTTCGACGCGGGCGGCGACGCTGACGAGCTGATCCTGAGCCCGCTCAACGCGCAGGCGATGTGCAATCGCGGGTCGGCGAAGATCACCTATCCCGACGGTGGCGGCACCATGACGATCGGCTTCACTGGCGCGGTGCTGCAGTCGCCCGCTGGCCAGCTCAAGCTGGTGTCCGATCCCGACTGCCCGAGCAATCGCGGCTACGTGCGCAAGAAGAGCACCTGGCAGATCGAGTACGGTGGCCCGTCGCTGGTGCACAGCACCTACGACGACGCGAAGTTCACTGGCAAGTTCTGGTTCCCCAAGGACGCCAGCGACACCATCGAGGGCCGCTCGCGCGTGATCTGCAACCTGAAGTGCACCGAACCGCGCAGCAATGGCGTGTTCGAGATCGCCTAAGGAGGCAGTCCTATGCAGTTCTATCCTGCAATGAGCGGGGTGCAGAACACCCGCACCTATCACATTCGCATCCTGGGCGTGAATGGCAGTGTCACCACCCAGGAGGCGAATGGCATGACTATCACTCGTCTGAGTGAGGGTCTCTACCGCATCACCTGGGCCGACAACCCGTTCCAGTTTATCGGCGCGCTCTCGCAGCTGATCGCGAGTACGCCGGGCGATGTCGACGACACCGAGGTGGTGTTCGATGACTACGACTCGACGACCAAGACGCTGGATTTCGCCGTGACCGAGGCTGGCACCCTGGCAGATCTGGTCGCGACGGAGCGGCTGTATATCCAGGTGATCTTCTCCGAGTCGGGGTACTAACCCATGCCGCCCGATTTCGGCGGACTCCTGGCGCGCGCCAAGGCGCCCCCAGTCGAGCCCATGGAGCCCGTGCCCGAAGTCGAGGGCGAGGAAGACGGGCTCAAGGAGCGCGTCACCCCCATTGCCGAGGAGCTTCTCGCGGCAGTGCGGGGTGGCGACGTCGATGCACTCGCAGACGCCCTGATTGCGGCTCACAAGGCCGTGGCCTCGGGCGCCTCCGACGACACCGCACTCACGGAGTAATCGATGGCGCGCAACGTGACGGTCCAAAAGGTGGTGGACGAGGTCCAGGTGCTCTGCCAGGACGTTAGCCACAGCCTCGCCACGGAGGCGCAATACATCAGCATCATCAACGACGAGCACGCGCGCCTCTACGCGTACTACGTCGCTGCAGAGCCGGATCGCTACCGGACGGAAGCCACGATTACCAGCACGGGAGTAGCGGCGTACGCGCTGCCCTCGGACTGGCTCGCCACCATCGCCGTGGATTTCGCGTCCGGTAGCGTCCGCACCCCTCTCATGCGCCTGCAGGAGCAGGATCGCAACCTCTACGTCAGCACCTCGGGCCAGTCGCGCGCCTACCGCGTGATCGGCACGAACGTGGTGCTCTACCCGACGCCTCTCACGGGCCAGACGTACACCCATATCTACCTCCCCACTGCCCCCGTCCTCTCTGCCGTCGGCACGTCCATCGACTGCCGCCTGGGCCACGACAAGTGGCTGCAGATGTGCGTCGCGCGCACGCTGCTCAAGACTGAGGAGACCTACGACGGTCGGTGGGACGACGAGATCAAGCAGGTCGAATCCGAGCTGAAGATGGAGGCGAATTATCGCTACTTCCAGGACATGGCTCGCATGCAATCAGACGACTGGACTCGTCAGCGTGGCTGGCCATTCGGTGGCCGCGCTTGGCCCTATGGAGGCATCTGGTGACGCGACTGGTCTCTAGGCGCCCCATCAAGGATCCCGAGGTGGAGCGGGCCGTGCAGGTGGTGGCGCGCGCCCATGACGACCTGGCTATGAACCCTATCCTGACTCGCCAGGTCATCACGATCACGCTGCCCAATGCCACCACGGTCAAGACCAAGCACAAGCTCGGGCGCAAATACGAGGCGTACTCTCTCACGGCTCCTCGTGGCGCAACGACCTCGGGGCGTATCGTCGACATCGAGCCTACTGACGGCACCGACGACATTTGGCTTCAGGCCAATGGCTACGGCGCGACGGTCACGGTCCGAATGACGGTGTACTGATGCCAGCTCGTCCTCTCGACTTCCACAACTTCCCGTTTCCCATGGTGGGCGGGCTCGACACGAAGATCGACGGCGTTGCGCTGCCTGCACCCAAGCTGCAGCTCTGCGAGAACGCCTACTCAGACAAGAGCGGCACGCTCAAGCGGCGCCCCGGCATGTCGATCCTCGGCAATGCCCTTCTGTCGGGATCGTCGATTGGCACCCCCATCGCCTTGTCCTCGTACAAGGACAACCAGATCGCCTTCTCGAATAACAACGCCTACGAATACGGCTCGGTGAAGGGCGGCTGGATCGACAAGGGCACGGCGTACTCGATGAGGGTGCGCGTCAACAACGTCGTCAACAGCAACGCTAGCTTCAGCGCCAATGGCTCCATCGACATGGCGACGGTGGGCAACATCACCGTTGTGGCGAACATGGTGTTCAGCCCGTCGGGCGCCAACACCACGAGCCAAGTGCTGGTGAGCGTCTTCGATGCTGATGGCACGGTCTACAAGAGCGGCAAGCAGCTCTACACCGTGACGGCTGCGGCGGCCGAGCCCACGGCAGTGCGCTGCATCGCGCTGGGCGTGCGGATCTACGTCTTCTACTACGACAGCTCGGCTGCGGATCTCATGGTGTGGATCCTCGACACCTCCAGCGCGAGCACGGTCAATACCGCTCTCGGCGCCTCGGCAGTCAGCTGCGTGACGAACATCAACACCACGACGCCGATTTACGACGTCGCCGTGACCAGCACGTCGGCAGATGTTCATATCGTCTACCGCAACACGGGCGCGGCGCCTGCGCAGTTCACGCTGGGCTTCGTCGACACCAGCGGCGCGTTGGTGAGCACGACGACCCACAATGCGACGGGTACTCCCGTCGGCCTCGCTGTTGCGGTGGCCTCGAATGCCACCACGTACGGCTTTTGCTACACCACCAACACCACGCCCACGGACCTGTACGCGGTCATCAAGAGCTTCTCGGCGGGGTCCTGGTCCAACGTCCAGACCAGCGGTGCAATCGAGGCTGGCCTGACGGCCGCGCTCTACTTCGCGTGTCTTGGCTGCCTCTGGGAGAACACCACCACGTTCCGCATGTTCTACAGCGGCGACGGTACGGGTGCGAATAACCAGACCTACCAGCGCACGTATACGACCGCTGGCGCGGCCTCTGCGCGCCTGCAGACGCTCCGGCACAGCTTCCTTGCCTCGAAGCCCTTCACGGGCACTGACGGCAATTTCTACTTCTGGAGCTTCGCTGGCGCCCTGCTCACGGTGATCCAGCCGACGCTCTTCCTGATGCGCCACGACGGCATCCCGGTGGCCTGGGCCAACCAGGACGTCGCCTGCTTCCCGTTCCTCGGGTACCTGCCACAGGTGCAGTCTTCGGGTACCGGCACGTTCACGGTGGCTACGCCCTACCTAGCGCATATCGGCACCAACAGCCCAAGCAGCTCCTTCATCGGAGACGGCACCCAGCTCGGCAGTCGCACGATCGCTGTCGATATGACGCACGCCCAGTCCCACAAGACCGTGGAGGTGGGTGAGACGCTGTACATGGCTGGCGGCTTCCTCCAGCAGTACGACGGCTCAGGGTTCACCGAGGCAGGCTTTCTGCGAATCGCCAGTGTCGCGGGCACGACGGGCGAGGCCATCACCGTAGGCGGTGGGGCTGGCGCCCCGTGCGCGTACATCGTGGTCCCCGAGATGACCAACACGCGCGGCGAGCGCGAGCAGGGCACCCACAACGGGTCAATCACGGGTGTGATCGGCGATACCGTCACGATCCCGACTACGCCTTTCACGCTGCACAAGTCACCACGCCCTAATTTCGTCTGGGCCGTGTACCGCACGGGCGCAAACCCGACGAGCGACACACCATTTCATCGGCTCGGTGAGGTGGAGAACGATCCCACCTCCAACACGGTCACCTTCCTCAATGCCACGGCCGACGTGACCGATCACGAGCCCTTCTATCAAGATTCGGGCGAGCTGGAGAACATCGCGCCTCAGTCGGGTTACATCCTGGCGCAGGGTGGCGGTCGGGTGTTCGTGGCTGGCTGCTCCGATGACCCGCATCGGATCGAGGCGTCAAAGATTCGCGATCCCGACGTCGCGAATAGCCTCACCTGCTTCACCGACACCTCCGTGATCCACGTGCCCGAGGCAGGTGGCGCAATCACGGCGATGGAGTACCTCAACGAGCAGCTCGTGATCTTCAAGGAGGCGAAGATCTACGTGCTGCCTCGTGGAGGCGGTCCGAATGGCGAGACGGGTCCGAACAAGCTCGGTGCAGGAGCCTTCATCATCCCCGAGCTGATCCAGGGCGCCGATACGGGCTGCACGGGCCAGCGCTCCGTACTCTCGACGCCTCTGGGTCTCATGTTCCAGGGCATCAAGGGCATCGAGCTGCTCGACACAGGCCAGCAGGTGCACTACATCGGCGACAAGCTCGAAGGGTTCACGGTCGGCACCATCAATGGCGCCGTTCTGATGCCCACGTTCCAGCAGGCTCGCTTTTCGTCGACCAGCGCAATCTACGTCTTCGACTACTACAACAAGATCTGGTCGACCTTCAGCTCGGCTTCAGCGCCTGGCGCGGCTGCCATTGTGCTCGCGCAAGGCGGGAAGTTCTGCTCGATCGGCACGGGCACGAATGCTGGCCTGATTCTCATCGAAGACACCAGCGACTTCAGCTCCGACGCTGGCGTCACCTACATCATGAAGGTGCGTCTAGCCTGGGTGGCGAGCCAAGAGGCTCGACAGGGCTCGCTGCGCTTCCGGTGGCTCGGGCTGGTCATCACGCCGCGAGACGTCAACGCCGGGGCGAACGTCAAGGTGTCGGTGAACTACCAGACGGCGGTCACTCAGACCGTCGCACTGAGCTTCGTGGTGGGCGAGGTCAATCTTCCGACTCGTCGCCAGATCCGCATCAACGCTAGCTCTCAGATCGCCAACTCGATGCAGATCGAGATCGACGACGGAGGTGGCGCTAACGCTGGCCTCGTCCTGCACCAGCTCGACTTCAACATGGCTCTCCGTGACACGCACCTGGGCCGCTTGGCGGACTAGGAGGACCCAATGGGATGGCTTGAAGACCTCGGCAACAACCTCGGGCTGGGTGACCTCGATCGCGGCCAGAACGAGTTTCGCGACGTCGATCGCGACAGCTTCAACCTGCCTGGCTTCTCCGAGCGCGACGCGTACCTCAACCAGACGAGTCGCGACTTCCTCGGGCGCACGTCTCCTCAGGCGGCCGAGTCTGAGTTTCGTCGGTACCAGGGCCGCAACCTGGATCGCCTGAATCGGCTCGCCAACGGGGAGGACTCGTACACCGCTGGCCAGCTGCAGCTCGCTCAGGACCAGATGGCGCGCCAGCAGATGGGCATGGCTGCAGGTGCAGCTCCTGGCGCTGGGGCTGGCGCTCGTCGTGCCGCGATGCAGAACATCGCACGCGGCAACCAGGGCCTCGCCTTCAACCAGGCGCAGGCGGGCATCGCCGAGCGCCAGGCGGCTATCGCTGCGCTGGGCCAGCAGTCCGCTGCGGCGCGCGCCCAGGATCTGCAGCGCAACGAATTCAACGTCGGTGCAGAGCAGAACCAGACCAACCTGAACCAGACGGGCTGGACCGCAGCGCAGCAGCTTGCTCTCCAGAATGCACAGAACCAGCAGCAGGGTAGCTTCCAGTACGAGAATCAGCGCGGCAATCGCTTCAACGGGCTGCTGACGCAGCCAACGACGGGCGAGCGTGCTCTCGGCGCGATCACGGGCGCGGCGCAGATGGGCATCCAGGCCTTCGGTGGCCCGGCTGCAGCGAGCAGCTCGGCGCTCTCGTCGCCCGGCTACACGCCCGAGGCCTTCGGTACGCCCATGACCCTGCAGACGGGCCCAGATGCCGTGCCCTACACGCCTTCAGCCGCGGGCGTCGGTTACACGCCTGGCGCCTACAACGTGCCCATGCGTCTTGCCGAGGGTGGCGTGGTGACTCAGCCAACGCGCGCGCTCGTGGGCGAGGCTGGTCCCGAGGCCGTGATCCCGCTGGCCCACCTGCCTGCGCTCATCGAGCGCCTGAGTCAGAGCGTGGGCAACCAGGGCGAGGAAGCGCGGCGCACCAAGCAGACCGCGCGCGACAAGTCGCCACCGACGGCCACGCAGGTGAGCCAGGCCTACGGTCCTCCTGCGCCTAGCAACATCGAGGGTCCTGCGCCTCCCGCGGGCGCCCCTGCTTGGCGGCCAGCTGATCGCCAGGAGTACGGCTCCTACGTGGCGGGCCAGGACTGGGCTCGCGCTCGGCGCGAGGGAGTCCAGCGGCCCTTCTATCCTGAAGAGCTGGCACCTGGAAAGTTCACCTCGGGCCAGTGGCTCGCCTTCCTGCGGGGCCTCGGAGTCCAGTAATGGCCGCTCTGCCCGGTCAGCCACCGATGCCAGGCACGTCGCTGCCTGATCCGCTCGGCGATGTCCTCGTGTATCCACCTCCGCCGACGGACTGGCCTCCGTCGCCGTTCTCGGAGGCTGGGCCGCCTCCTCCTGTGCCTGGCCCAGGCCCGATGCCATGGCCGCCTCGTGAGTGGGTCGAAGAGCCTGCACCTCCGCAGCCTGCGAGCTTCACGGGCCACGACGTTCCGGTGGTGGAGAACGCGCCTCCGCCTACTGAGCCCTCTGCGTTGCCGCAGGTGGGCGAGCAGGGCCTCGCCACGCTCGACCAGGCGCGCGCCGAAGGAGTGCCGCCAGCCCCACAGGCTGCGCCGAGCACGGGCGACCCCTACCTCGACTACCTGGAGCGCTCGGCGAAGGCGCACGGGGAGGCCACCGACAAGGGCATCGCGGCCAAGCAGGCTGAGAACGAGTATCGGCGCCAGGAAGAGCTGACGGCCGCTCAGTCGCGCGCCCAGGCGCAGCAGGACGCTGAGCGCGAGTACATGGGCATTCAGCGCGAGGCGAAGACCAAGCGCGCCGAGCTGGACCAGGAGGCGATGGCGATCGCGAGTACCCACGTCGACCAGAATCGCGCGTGGCACAACCTCGGCTTCACTGGGCAGCTCTTCGCAGGCGTCACGGCTGCGCTGGCTGGTGCTTCGACGTACGCCATCAACACCGGGCAGAACCAGATCGTCGACATGGTCAACGCAATGACCGAGCGCGACATGAAGGCCCAGGCGATGGACTTGGAGAATCGCACCAACATGCTCGGCGTGCGCCGTGGCCTCCTGGCGGAGGATCTGGCGGCTGGGCGCGACATCCTAGACTTCCGCTACAAGTCGCTCAACGCGGCCTACGAGACGGCCAAGCAGCAGATCGACGCCTACTGCCTGAAGTACCAGAACGACGCGCTCACGGCTGCAGGCATGGAGCAGAAGGCGCTCATCGAGGACGCCCAGGTGAAGCTGGGCATGGACTACATCACGGGCAAGGAAAAGCAGCTCACCGAGCAGGCGCAGCGCGACATCGAGAACCGCCAGCGTGGTTACCAGCTCACGATTTCGAGCCGTGCTCAGCAGGAGCAGGCGCGCCACAATCGGGCCGAGGAAGAGGCGGCCAGGTCGGCGGCTCTGGCTGGTCCCTCGGTGCCTCAGCAGCGCGAGACGCGCGAAGCAGAGGCCGACAAGGCCGCGCGCACGGTCTACCTGGCCAAGTACAAGGACAAGAGCGGCAAGACGGGCCCCGTGATCGGCCCCAAGGACACGGTGGTTGCCGACGTCAACAAGAAGCTCGGCCTGACCACTAACTTCGTGCAGGGCCTCCGTCGCCTGCAGGAGATCCAGAAGACCAACGGCTACAAGCCGTTCAAGGAGTGGGGCTCCGACGACCTCAAGGAAGCGACCGCGATCTACGAGGGGCTGATCAACGACTTCTCTCTGGCCAAGGACCAGGGCGTCGTGCGCCAAGAGGACTACAAGCGCTACGAGAACATGTTCGGCACCATCGGCGGACTGCTCGACGCGATGCCCAAGCTGAAGGCTGTGGAGAACCTGATGATCCAGAGCGCCAACAACGAGCTTCAGGCGCGGGTCGGGCCCGACGTGGCTCGCTGGGAGCCAGAGAACACCCCCGAGGCGAGCCCGTACTTCCAGCGTGGCGGTATGCCGGTGAAGCAGCCGGCTCCGGCTGGTCTGCCCTCCGAGGGTCGCTCGCTGGGCCAGGCCCCGCTCATGACCGAGGAAGAGAAGAAGTTCACGAGCGAAGGTAAGTTCCGCCCAGCGCCCCCGGCCATGCGTGGCGCCACCTTCGCGGGCGACGGCCAGCCCGTGGTCGAGCCACCCTCGGTGCCAGAGGCGG